AAGATGGGAGCAACGATCGTTACCTTACGTTTCTTCCGACTTGCCTCCATTGTCTTATGCAGAAAGAGCGGGTGGGGGTCCTCCTCCAGTCACTCCGGTTGAACTTCACAGAACAACACAAGAGTGGATGGAATTCAAAGAGAATCCCCATCTTCCTACGTATAAAACAATCAGAGAAGTGTATCTCAAACAGTCATCGATACAACCACTCAAACCACACCCACTGCAGGAAATGGGTGGAAAGGTTCGGGTGATTAGTTTGCATCCTGCTGAGGAGACTCATGTGGCACGAACAATTACAAAGCGCTGGCTAGGTGCTTTGAAAAGGTGCGTGACAACAAGAGACATTCTACGAGGAAGGGAAGTTGTGTTAGAACCACAGTGTAAACAGTCCTATGCTTACTCTGCGGATCTATCTGCAGCAACCGACTATATTCCCCACAGTCTCGCACAACACGTAGCTATCCAACTATGTGATGTGCTCGAACGACCGGAGGATATCCCCCTTGTAGAAAGACTCTTTGGACCCAAAAGGATAGACTCACAGGATACACGCAACGGTATCCATATGGGACTAGGACCAGGTTGGACCATACTAAGTCTTCTCAACAGCTTTGCCGCGTGGTACGCAGGTGCACGTAAGGACACTTACCAGATATGTGGTGACGATCTCATTGGCTTCTGGCCAAGGAAGCTATGTGATCGTTACGAGAGGACCTTAGAAAGGTTAGGACTTGTTGTCAACAAGTCCAAATCATTCTTTGGACGATCTGGTGTGTTCTGTGAGCGAATGATGGTCATGAAGGAAGGGAGACTAAGATCCATTGAAGATGGACACTTAAGCTCCTTAACAGCTTCCAAAATGATAGCAAATCGTTCGCACAGCACCTATGAAACTCTTAACGCTTTACCAAGCTCGCCCCTGGTAAACGTAAAAGATGAAATCCGCCATGGATTTCTTCCACGAGGCAACACGAAATCAGGACTGATTATACATGGTGGTGATGGCCACGGTGGCCTGAACATAGCTGGGCTCACTTCCCTTGCAAGAGGAAGGTTCCGAGTACGTTCAGCAAAACCGCTACCAGACCATATCAATACCTATATCACGGTCAATCAAGCTTTAAGTGGTGAAGTTTCCACTCTAGACTTCAAGATTGCATATGATACAGGTCGTCGGTTAAAGGATCTATTCCGAGGAATAGTCCCAAAACCTAATCAGTCCTTGAGTACTAAAGAGTACGTTAGACGGAGAGGTCTTTCCGACAGGAAAAGATTGAATGTTGTAGGCTGCAAGGAACAAAGTTCCACAGATCCCAAGCAAGAGCTAATCCATAAAGAAAGATCTCAGCACCCCGTCGATATACTCATTAGTACGATTTCGAGACACTCCAGCATAAGTCGCAAAAATAAAGACAAAGCCGTAAGACTTTGTAAGCATTTTCGCAGAACATTACACCGAAAAACGAAAGTGCGCCGAAGAATCGAGAAATTGCTCTCTCGACCTCCAGCCTTGAGATTTCTATCATTAGAAACTTGCCAAAAGTTTCTTCAAGAAGTCTCACACCCTCGGTTGGTAGGTAGACTCTTAGGCGACGCTGCAAAATTCTCTGTAGCATCACTTCCGAGGCCAGCCATGTACAGCCCTTGGCAAGGAGCTGTCATGGCGTATGCGGATCATTAAGG